CCGCCTCCTTCTGGGGTAGGTGGTCCTCCTGCTCCTGGTGGTTGCTGTGGTGGTCCTTGCATCATACCTGATGCTTGCATAACTTTAGCTTGTCTTAAAGCTTCTCTTTCATCATTTACAAATTTCTCAGCATCAAGATCAAATGAGTGTGCTATCTCTCTTAGTATTACTGGGAACTTTACAAAAGGTGCTAGTGCAGGATTTGATCCAATTTGCATAAGTTGTAGTAGTCTTTGACTTCTTACTTCGTTACGCATAAGGCTTTCTGTACCTCTAGCTTTTATTTCTATATCACCCTGTACATCAGGATCGAAATCAAATTGTTGGTTAAACGAATAGAAAGACTCTCCTAAAGGTTGTAAGAGATAATCATCTATATTTTTAACTACTGTCTTAATAGATATTTGGGCTGCACCCATAAGCATGGATATCCCTGCCGCTGTTCTACCAGTTCCTTGTATACCAGTTTGGCCATGTGAGAAAGACGGAATGCCTGTAGATTCATCGGACAAGGCTCGTGCTTTATCAAACATCATCAAATTCTGGGAAGATACATTAGGATACTGCGTAGCAAATAGTGCTTGACCAGGTGCTCCGCCTTGTCTCCTAAATATCTTACCAGGGTGTACTTCTAGGTCTTGACCTGGTACGAGATTTGTTTCATCTATCTCAAATATCAGGTTACCTGATAGAACAGCATTATCAACAGCCATTCGCATAAAGCCATTCATTAGCTGTTGTGTATCTACCATGTTTTCTGCTAGGCCTACTCCAAAGAAAGAGTAAGGGTTTAACTCATAAGGAGCAGCAAAATAAGGAATACGGATAGGCATAAAAGGATTAAACGCCAACCGTAAAATTTTGTTGTTACAAACCCAAGCGTTGATTTGAACCAAATCCACATCTGAGTATTCTCTAGGTATATCCAAGCCTGCGTCTTCTGCAACTGTTCTATCAATGTTGCCCCAAAACTCAAAGACTTCGTAGCGATCAACGCTAACATTTGTCGAATCATAGTCATCTAAATCATCCTCCCACCATTGTCTGGTGTAATTAGTGCCCATCTCGATACATTCGTCTAGGGCATCTTCATCAAACAGAGGGCGATTTTTTAATGCCCTCATATCAGCATGGTTTAATTTATGTCGCTGAATCACATATTCTACTTCATCCATATTGTTTGCTGCAGGATCAGGATAAAAATCCCAACAAGAAACAAACTCTAGCTTAGGAACTGTTTTTATTTCAGGTGTATATGTACCATTACCTTCTTCATCTTGTTCCCATCTAGGGTATTCTTTATCTTGAGCAAATGGTCCTTTTAGTATTCCTGTACCAAACAATGCCATTTCAAATGCTGCTGATCTTAGATGTTTAGAAGCTGAAGATTCTTCTAACTGATCTAGTATCTTTTTTTCCATATTACGTGCTGCTTCTTCTGCAGGATGATATGTAATAGATGTAGGGGTAACACCTGCACCTGCTTTTAATTCTAAGTCATCTGCTAAATCTTTTAACGCTCCTAGCTCTAACTCTTCTTCTATAGAACCTGGTGGAAATAAACTACCTTGATTAGGATCTTCTTGTTCTTGACTAGGGTTTTTAGGATCAAAGTGTACTGCTTCTTCTACACCAGAAGGTACTCTTGTTGCTTCTACACCTAAAGGAAATCTTTGTCCTGCAAATAGTACATCAATAATTTGACCATACGCTGCTGTAACTTTTGTTTTTGTAATCTTTAAAAATACTTGGCTTTTTTCTGTTTCAGTAAACTGTGTCTCTGCACCATAGATACCTCTATAGTTTCTATAAGAATCCATCCACCTTGCTTCTTGAGAATACCTAGAGTCACTAGAAGACTCATATTTGTTTTTTATATACGAGGCAAGAGTATCTTGCTCAGTATCATCTAATTTCATTTCTATTTCTGTTTCTGTACTTTGTTCTTCAGCCATGTTTAATATCCAAATACTTGATCAGCAGGTGTCCAAGGTTTCTTCCAATCTGTGTTGGAAAAGTCATACAATCCCCTAGGGGTTGGTCTAGACATAATGCCATATCTTAGTGCATCATATCCATGGTCGTAATCTATTTTAGTGTTTACATCTTCAGGGTTATTTTTATCTAAAGGTATCTGTGGTAATTCTGATATAAGTTTAACACAATTTGAAAAAAATTCAACCCCTGCTTCGTTTGTTTCTTCATCTACTCTTAATAATCTATGTAGCTCGTTCTTTCCTGCTATTCTACTTCCTTTACTTCTATCGGACTGTCTCCATCGACATCCTCGTAATATCATTGTTTCTGCAATCGAAGGACCTGTTTGTCCTCTATTATGCCAACACGATGAGTCAAGTACACCATACCATATCTTATCATCTTGTTCTCTTTCTATACCTAGTATTAATTCTGCTAGTTCATCTGCTGTTTTCTTTTGTACATATAATTCTCTATATACAATTAATTTATTATCTGGTCTTACTGCTACCCATAAACACGCTGACCAACTTGAATAACCATAGTCACATGTTCTAAACCTTTTCCAAGAAGAAGGTACATTGTAAGGCTTTACTACATGTACATCTCTATTAAACTCAGTGAACGCTGCACCTTCTGCAATGTCCCATGATCCTTCTAGTAATTGTTCTCTTTGTACTTCTGGTAAAGATAACAAGTTAGCTTCGTACTCTCCTGCCTCTGCAAGGTAAGGATTATCTGTTAGTTTAGCAGGTATAAACCTTCTTTTAAATAAAGGCTTGTCTGCTTTTTCGTGTCCTTTAGGGTAAGATAATACTTTCCCATTTTCTATATCCGTTGCCCAAAACGATGAGTTATAAGGTGCAGGATCAATAAACATCTTCTTAACCCACATATGACCTGGACCGCCTGGGTTTGTAGTGCCTCTCATATACGTAGGTAAATCTTTATCTACAGTACGTAAACGAGAACGTAAGTAATTCCAAGCATATGGTGTACCATACTGAGTAAGCTCATCTACACCTATCCAAGTAAACGCTTGTCCTTGATATCTTAGAACGTCTTTGTCTTGTTCAAGATATGTCATCCATATTCTAGCACCAGAGGGAAATGTCCATAAAGACTTTCTTTCACTCCACTTAGCTCCAGGAAATACTCTTGGATATAGTTCCTGACTCTTTTGTACCAACTCTCTTAGCTCATCATTTGTTCTTCTAAGTAGAAGAGCACTATGATTAGGATGATTGCAATAACGCAACACATCTGCTAATAAAGCGTAGGATTTACCTCCACCTGCTGCACCACCATATAAAACTTCTTTTTCATTAGATGCTAAGAAGTCTGTTTGTGGTCCACTGTTTGGTTGAAATACAATATCTCTTTCTTCTTCGATATTACGTAGATCATCTTCTACAGTATCAGTCTCGACTATATTAGCCCTAAGTGGTGGCTTCCTTTTGGATCGAATAATTTTGTGCTTCCCTGACGAGATCTTCTTGCGTCTCTGACCTTGTCTTGGCTTTAACTCGTTCCCATCTGATGTTTGCTGCTTTTTTATTTCGCTCACTTTCATCCTTCTTTAACATTTTAAAAAGAGCAACATGTGATATAGACCTTCCACTATTTGCTGATAACCATTTAGCTACTTCACGTAGACTAGATGTTTTAGCATGTTGTTTAGCTTTTTCTAATAGCTCATGTTGTTCTGGTATGCTTCTTAATAAGTCTTTTGAATTTTCTACAAGTTCCCAACCAAAGGGTACAGTAGAACCTAGTTTTCTTTTATACTCAATTTCCATCTTCTTCTTCTTCTTCATTATGTTTAGAAGGTAGTATAAACAAACCAGAAGGAGTGTTTACTTCTATCTTCTCTTGCTTTACAACGCCTGCTCTATCCAATATATCTTTAGCTGCTGTTAGCTTATCTCTATTACCTAACTCAGTAGGATCATCAATAATACCTGTAATTGCAACTGCTGCTTTAGGTGCATGCATAGCTAAGTATTCTTTTGATGCTTGTAATATTTCTTCGTTAATATTAGCTGTAACATCTCTCCATGTAGTGTTAGGACTATATCCTGCTATCTCCATTGCTAGTCTATGGTTACCTAATGCTTCACCAAATAAAGCATCAATAAATTTTGTTTGTTTTTCTGTTAGTTCTTTTGCCATTTAGAATCCTGTTGAATACTCTTCTACAAAAGCAGTAACTGTTATATCGTCTGTTGATCCTGCTGTTGCAGATAAAAGATCACCTGCGTCAAAGTACATCGGAGAATCAGATACAACTAAAAAATCATTTGCAGCTATACTTTTAGCTCCTGTAAGTGCAAAATGAGTAGTAGCTGACGCATCAAAAAACTCTAACTTAACTGTAGCAGCAGAAGATGCATCTACATTTGCAATCATTATTGATGTAATAACAGCACGAGATAAACTCGGAGTAGTATATACAGTAGTTCTATTTGTAGTAGATAAGGCTACCCCTACAGATTTAAAAGTAGGTATAGCCATTTATTTCTTTATACCAAACAAACATTTTTTACCAGTAGGTGAATCTACTTTTAAAGCTCCTCCACCTTTTCGGTAACCTACGTGCATAGTTTGGCCTGTATTAGTAGCTTCTAACTTAGCTTTTCTTTTACCTTCATCAGTATAAGAAAACTTTGTATCTCCAACCATTGGCATAATGCTTCTCCTTACTCGTTGTTGTCTGAAGTTTTAATAGATATATCTAGCTCTTGACCTTTCGGTGCAGATGCAGTTACAGATATTTGTGATCCTGCACAACCTATTAAACTTAAACTTAATACACATACAATTATTAAATTCTTCATTTCTTTCTCCTTACAATTTTCTTTCCTGCTTTTTTATTACGAGGAAAGGATCTGTTCTTACTTCTTGATACTACTCTAAGATTACTTTTCTTATTGTTCTTAGGGTTACCGTCTTTGTGATCTACATCTTTTTTATCACCTTTGGTTACCGTACCCTTACGTAGGGCAGCTCTTCTTACCTTGTTTCTAGATGCTCTTCTTTTCTTTTGATCATCTTTACTATGGTAACTTTTATATTCTTTTTTATAATTCCTAGGCATACTAGCTATTATCTTCTTTATTTTGAAACACAGTCTTAGCTCCTGACGGAGAATCTATATTTTCTTTTTTGTTTGAAGATTTTAAAAAGTCATCAACTTTATCAATTTTCTTTTTAATTTTTTTTCCTGTGTCAGTAGTTAATCCTTTTAGTAAAAGTCCTCCTGCCAATACTGCAGATCCTCCTGCTTTACCAAGAGTATTTACTGTATATTTTAAAAGTTTTCCTTTAGCATACTTCTTTCTTTGGTTTTTACTTAGGTTTTTACCAGTCCCTAATCCCTTAGATCCAGAACTTCCTCTACCTCCGCCTATCTTAGATGTAAACGCCATGTTACTTTCTCCTTTTAATCTTCATACAAATTATTAAAAGTTATGTATGGATCTGTATAACTTTCATGCTCCTCACTACTGTGAGTCCATTGACTCGGAGCAAAATCAGGAGCTCCTTCTCCTGTAACCCACAATGCAGGATTAGTAACTCTTACTCTGTTATTAGGTAGTGCTACTATGTTTCCTTTCCATTCACCTTCAGTCAAATATAATACATGACTTTGTTTATGTTGGTCTGGGCTATCGGCTATATCGTCTTTAGTATAGTCTACTGTAAAGATATACTTAGCTAAATAGAACTCTCCATCTATCTTAGCATACCAGGGTGAAGAAGATGTTCTATCTAAAACTACTACTTCGTGTTCTCTAGACATACAATCCCATGGTTGACATAAATGATTTTCCATTCTGTCAGGCCATTTGTCTAGTGGTATGTCAGCAACTAGACCTTGTATTGGCATCCGAGCCCACATAGCACCACCGTGTACATTAGGCTCATCATCTTCAGCTTCGCAACCAGTAAACACAATCTGAAAAGATAGTGATCTATCTGGCATACAGTTTACTGCTATTACTAATCCGTGTAAAAATTCACCATGATAATCTTGATGATTGGCTGTAAACTCTTTTCTTACCCACGTTTTAAAGTAGGGTACATTCGATATAAGATTTGGCATAGACTACTTCTTAGTCCTAACCCCACCCCTTTTCATTCCTTTTGCTTTTTTTCTTACTCCGCCTTTAGCCATGCCTTTAGCTTTCTTAGTAGCGACTCCGCCCTTTTTATAACCTTTAGCTTTCTTCATAGTTCCACCTTTTTTTAAATAGCCCATTTTGTTTCTGACAGTCTTTGGTAATTTACTAAGACCTTTACTTTTTTTAGGTACTGTTTTCATTTCTTTTTCTTCCTTCTAGTAGTTTTCTTCTTCTTTACTATAGTCTTTACGTTAGTAGGTTTACCACCTACACCTTGAGACTTAGATCTCTTTCTAGTAACAGCACTTTTCTTTTGTGCTTCAGTCATACTCTTGGCCTTAGCTCTGGGTACGCACTTAGGATAAGATCTTTTACTTTTACTTGCAGACTTTCTACCACAAGGTTGGAGCTTACCTTTCTTCTTGGGTGCACCTATGTCAACCCAATCTCCTTTAGATCCCTTACCAAACCAGGCTGTTAGTCCTCCCTTCGGTTTAGCCATTACCTGTAACCACCGCCACGCTTTTTATATTCTCTAACTAACCATCCGTTAGCATAAGCTGATGGGTACACTTTAAATTTCTTTTTAGCTGCTGCCTTTACTCTAGAATACAATGCAGAGTTAGTAGGTGTAGCACCTTTCTTCTTAGTTGTCTTCTTTTTTTTAGCAGCCATTTAACACTTCCACCTTCTTCTTGCTTGTCTAATACGAGAGTTAGGATCATTCTTAGTTTTAGCTGAACTATTCTTTAGTTGTCCTGCTGATCTAGCACAATAAGACTTCCTTCTCTTCGCTGCTTTGCTACCTTTCTTTACTTTACCAGTAACTGCAGTCTTTAACTTAGAACCAGGATTAGCTTTACGATAAGCCTTTACCCCTTTCTTAGTCATACCTGCCCCAGACTTAGTAGGTCTATAGTTAGCCCCTTTGCCTTTCGTAGTCTTTCGTATGGGATTAGATTTCTTTCTTGGCATGTAATAGTTGCATTCTAGAGTACCACCAGATAAACGCTATGTTTATAGGTAGGATATATAAGAACACTCCCCCCTGATTCTGTAATAACGATGCTACACCAATGTACAAACTTAGTACACCCATGATGCACGCACCTATTTTAAATACTTCTTTCATCCTTTATCCTGTGTGAGGGTGCAGATTATCTCCACACCCTCGTACCCAGAAGTTTATTTTATTTGATTCAGTCGTCTTCCTGATGGAATCACTGGATCTCAAACAAATTACTATTGACACGAACCTCGCAAGAATAAGGCCAATGAGTAGAGGGACTATGGTTTTTATTTATTTTTAATAAAATCATACTTCTGAGCAAACCATTCAGGTACTTCGTTAGTACTCCATAAACTTCCACCTTCTTTATCTAAGGCTTCTTCAACTTCTTGTAAGGTAGGTATCCTTCCTAACTTACCTATAAAATCTTTGTCCTCTCGCATCGCAGCCCTAATATAAAATACTCTGGAATGAGGTAGGTGTATTCCTGTTCCTCTTCCGCCCTTTATTAGGTGTCTATAAAACTTCTCTAGTAAGTTAACATACATATCTTTTTTTTGAGTTTTGTCAAGCTTATTCCTATATCTTTTACCTATCAGGTTTACTGGATACTTTTCAGTCATTTTATACCTCTTAAAATTTTGTTGTTGACAAACCTGAGAAACCGAGTATAACTGTATCCAACTAAGTTGGTGGGGTTATAATACCCTACCCTCTGTTTATATCCATCTAGTGATTCACTAGGTAAGATGGACAGCACTTCGTTATCCCTCTCAAACTCATATAGCCTATCAGCTACTCTATACAGATCTCTTGATGCTGCACTTGATTTAATTAAGTTAGCTTTCATAGATATAATCTCTACATTACCTTTAATATAACCTGATCCAGGTATTATCCTATCTAGGGAAGGTGAACTTAGATTCCAACCCTTCCTTTTATCAGTCTTATACGTTAATGCTATCTCTGGGAAGTAAGGACAATACGTTTTAGCAATAGTTCTCACATAAGGTACATCTAAGTTAAACTTTAGTTTCTTAACACGTGCTCTATTCTTAGCACCTCTTACCATTATATCTAATTTGTATTCAATAGGATCAGCAGCCATCCTTTTCTTGTGCCAATCCTTTAAGTATTTAGCTTTATCTGTAATCATAGATACGTATTTTAACCTGATTGGTATTAGGTGTCAACTTAGTTAACAACATATTCCCTAAAATTATTACAAATACGTGTACATGAACTGCTTAACATCGATATTACCTAAATTTGTGCAGTATAGGTAAACGTATACGTATGGGAGTGGCATGGCTCATACGGTGGGGTAGTGTGTAAGTTACTGAAACTGTGTGTGTACAGCATGTTGCACTTGTTACACACTTGTTAGCTACCTAGTTACACACATTACACAACATACACATCCTGGAGTAGAGCTGTTGCATAAATAACACAATATGACGGCAGGCGTGCAGGTGTAATAAATATGCACCACTTTTTTACTGTAGTATTTTAACAACTGTTTCTATTTTGCAACAATCAAAACCTGATCCCTCAACTGTTGTTTAAATACTACACCCACCTATTTTGAAATGTATATTTAATATGTATACGCACGCATAATCGTTGCATAAATATCACATAGCATTTAAAACGATTTTAAGCCCCATAGAGCCAATGTTAACCACTTCAAGTATATTAGTATATAAAATGTTTTACTTTAATTATTGGCAGTATTCCGCCAAAGTTAACCCCTTAATAAAATGACACTCTAAAACCTAAGGTGAGTAAGGGTTTCAAGCCATCGTGCAGATTTTTAAAAGGTGATTCGTTTTTTATGCTTTTTGAGAATGGCTATTTTCTGCGGATTATTAGAGAAAATATATTTAATGTTTTACAATGTTTAAAAAATACTTACTTTCTATATTTATCAGAAGATATTCCAACTTAGTGAGTATCTCAATAGAAGGATTAAATCAGATGAGGAAATCTCAAAAGGTTTATAGATCAACTAATAAGCAATTATGCAAAGTGATACAAAATCGTTTTAATAATGTTTCTTTAAGTGATCTACAAACTAAAAAAATAATGAATGAAGCTACCAATTACGGCAAGCATAAAGCAAGCGATGACACTATTTACAAGCTTGCTCTAGATACCTTAAAAGAAGCCAAAGCGTGGCGCAATGTTACACCACTTGGCAAGCAATTAGAAAGAGCAAGTATTGAAAGCGGTTACCATAATTCAAAAGGTAAATGGGTATCCACTTTCTACGTTACTACTAACCTAGCCCAAATAGATTTTAAAGGCTTAGGTGTAGCACATCAGACACATGATGAAAGGATGGGGATGCGCAACGAATTGACGAAACATAATACTGAATATATCCCTAATATATCAAATCAGAAGTCTAGAGAGTTAGGCAGAAGCTACACTTCAAAACAATCTGATTAATACATAAATTCTAGATACTCCGAATGCGTGCAGTATCTAATAACAAATTTTATTCAATGCTTTAAGCAATGGATAGAATGCAAGCAAGGGTTGATGAATCTATCATCAGTCCTTTTTTTATAACTTTAAAAAATAGGTGAAGAAAATGTTAAAATATGAAGCAAAATTACAAAATGGTAAAACAATAAAGGTATACTCTACCCCAAATAAGGTAGCTAAAACGCTATTAAAAATAAGGGTAAAAATGGATTTATTGAGAATAAAAGAGAATTTAATATCAGAATTAAACGATCTTAATATTCTAACTGAAAAGGTAA